CCTTGAGAGCAGGGCTGACACCATTGACATTGAAGTTGTCTGTAATATTATACATACGTAGATTGTGGACATCTAGGCATCCACCGCTACCATGTATGAGTTGACTAGCAAATCCAGCTTTCGGTACACCGAATCCTGGTATCTCGGACACGACATCGATGATCTTGTGTGTGACCATCTTGCGTGAACGGATAGCCTTCATAACGTCCTTGTAGATCTCATTACGATTGGCATCAATGAAACGCATGGCATCACCCTTGTTGCCCCATTGTAGCCTGTCGTAGTTCAATCCCA